GGGGCGGTACATGTGACCCGTGCTAGAGCTGTTGCGGCATATCTAGCTTCGACTGAGTGCGGCCTATCTGATCAGGCTATTGCCAACCACATGCAGCGCGACCGCGCCTCAATCAGCCATATGCTCAAATTGATTGAGTCCATCCGCGACCACGAGCAAGTTGACGATTGGCTTGATCAGGTGACGTCACGCGCGTTGTGCCCGCCTAAACCGTGCCAAGTGACGCTAAACCTATTGCTCACCACAAACGCGGATGATCTGCTGGAGTACGGGTACAAGCCAAAGCCTAAAACCACAACGGGCATGCAATGGGGCGCAGATAAGATTTTAGCGGCATTGGCTGAAAAATATCAAACCACCCCTCGCAACCTCCTTGCCGCTTCAGCACCTGTGGCAATAAGGCACGAGGCTTGGCGCGTTTTATCCCAATTCACGTCACAATCTGGAAGGCGTATATTCACCCAAAGCCGTATCGCCGCTATTTCTGGGGTCAGTCAGGCGGCGGTTTCGCGGGCGCTCAGAGCAGTGTCGTAACAGTGAGAAAAACAAGTGTCTTTAACGCCGTTCGAAAAAGGTAAGTCGGGAAACCCTGGCGGTCGCCCAAAGGTTGATCCTGCTGTTATCGGGCGACTGCGCGAGTTGTGCCCTGATGCAGTCAATCGCTTGGCTGAGATTGTGGCCAATCCATCGCACAAGGACCATTTTAGGGCAATTGAGAACGTGCTGAACCGAGTTTTAGGTATGCCAAAGCAACCTATTGGATTAACGGATGATGATGAGGCCACTCACGCAATCGCAGGAAGTCTTGCTAAAGTTATGGCCCTCTTGGACGGCGCTATCAGAGGCGGAAAGACTAGCGACGCTGACGCTAATGGAGTGGCGTCACCTTCGCCGCGAGGCTCAGACCCCGCCTGATGGTGATTGGCTGACGTGGTTGATATTGGCGGGGCGAGGTTTTGGTAAAACACGAACCGGCGCAGAATGGATCAAGGAGAATTGCCTTTTAAACCCCGGCTATAGATACGCGATTGTCGCCCCAACATTTGGGGATGCGCGCGACACCTGCATTGAGGGCGATAGCGGTTTGCGCGCCATTGTTCCGTCGTCACTTGTTGAGAACTATAATCGATCAATGGGTGAATTTGAGTTCACCAACGGCTCTAAGGTCAAATTGTTTTCAGCTGATGAGCCGGAGAGGCTGCGAGGTCCGCAACATCATGGCGCAGGGTGTGATGAGTTGGGGGCGTGGCGATATGCTGAGGCTTGGGATCAATTGCTGTTTGGGCTACGTCTTGGCGAAAATCCAAAAGCTGTAGTGACCACAACGCCAAGACCAACAAATTTGATGCGCGGCCTGATTGCTAGCCCATCGACAATAATCACCAAAGGCTCAACTTTTGATAATGCCGCCAACCTTGCGCCGTCGGCTCTCGCTCAGTTGCGGGCTAAATACGAGGGCACACGGCTAGGTCGTCAAGAGCTTGATGCTGAATTACTGACGGATACGGTCGGCGCACTTTGGACGCGAGATATCTTAGAACTTTGCGCCCATAAAGGCCCTTTGCCAGAGTTTGATCGCGTCGTCATAGGTGTTGACCCTCCAGCCGGAGAGGACGGAGAGTCAGCTGAGTGCGGGATCATAACGGCTGGTCGCGTGGGCGTTGGCCTTACTGCAACAGCCGTGGTGATCAACGACGCATCTATTCAAGGTAGCCCAAATGAGTGGGGTCAAGCAGTCGTGAATGCTTATCATAGTGCCAAGGCCGACAGAATAGTTGTGGAAATCAATATGGGCGGTGCAATGGTCAAGGCCATCATTCGCTCAATTGATCCGAGCGTTGCAATCACAGAGGTACACGCCACTCGTTCAAAGAAAACACGGGCTGAGCCTATAGCGGCCCTTTATGAGCAAAGCCGTGTGACTCATGGCCGTGTGTTTAGTGCTCTTGAAGACCAGCTTTGTTCTTGGGCACCAGGAACAGGTCAGAGGTCGCCTGATCGTATGGACGCTCTAGTCTGGGCTTTAACCGATCTTATGCTAGGCAATGTTGCGCCAGAGCCATCAATTCGCAGGCTATAGGTCAACCTTACAATGGCAGATATGAAATGGCCTTGGCAGAAATCCGCACCGACTGAATTGCGAGCAACCGACAGTCAGCGGGTGCTGGCCGTCACAGTAGTTGGCCAGACTGTTTGGGCCTTGATCAACTATGACGATTTCGTGAGGAACGCCTATTCGAAAAACCCGATTGTTTATCGGTGTGTCCAGCTAATCTCGCAAATGGCGGCCTCGACCCCATGGATGCTTAACGACCAAGACCTGGGCGAATCCAACGACCGCCTAGCTATGACGCTGATGCAGCCCAGCGATTCCATGTCGCATGCTGACTTGGTGGAGGCCATTATCGGCTCGATGATGCTGGCTGGCGAGGCCTTTGTCGAAGGCATGGAGGTACGCGGCCAGCTTGTTGAAATGGCCTACATGCGCCCTGATTTCGTTAAGGTCGCGCCTGCTGTTGACGGGTCTGTCGCGCGCTATGAGTTCGACGCGGGCGGCGGCAAGAAGATATACGAAAACCCGCTGCCCAGTGGATTCGGGCCATCTGCATGGTGCCAAGTGTGCCACATCAAGACCTGGCATCCAACCGACGCTTGGCGCGGTCACTCGCCTATGCTGGCCGCGGCGTCGGCCATCATGGAACACAATGGGGTTGGTGACTTTGCGCGAGCGCTTTTGAAAAATGCCGCCCGCCCATCTGGCGCTCTGGTCTACGCGCCAAAAGACGCTACTGTGCCGCAGACTATGACCGCAGAGCAGTTTGACCGTCTCAGGCAAGAGCTGGATGAGACTCATTCTGGTGTTGCCAACGCGGGCCGTCCAATGCTGTTAGAGGGCGGGCTGGCTTGGGTGCCTATGAGCCTCACGCCTATGGAAATGGGAACGGCTGAAGCGCGCTCGACTGCATCACGCGAGATTGCTCTAGCGTTGGGTGTCCCGCCCTTGTTGCTTGGCCTACCAGGTGATAACACATACGCCAATTATGCCGAGGCAAACATCGCCCTATGGCGTCAGACGGTTAAGCCCCTTCTGCGTAAGATCACGGGTCGCATGACACGATGGGTGCAGCCTTTGCATCGTGGCGCCGTGATCGCGCCAGACTATGACGACGCGCCAATTGCTGAGACAGAACGTGCGCTCAAGTTCGAGACCGTCAAGACCGCCGACTTCCTGACGATCGATGAAAAGCGCGATGCTGTAGGTTATCCTGAGTTGGAAAAAGGGCTTGGCAAGCATGTCCTAGTTCCCGCTGGCTTGACGACGCTGCAAGACCTGATCGACACGGCGGGCATGGCACTAGATCAGGCTGGCGAGCAGGCTTATGGGCAGGCCCAAACTGAGGACGACCCCGAAGACGATCCAGAAGATGGCCAAGACTAGTCCAGCACAACGCGCAAAGTGGAACCGACAGTTACGGCGTGTCAGTTCGCGAGCTGAGAGCAAGGCACGGGCTGCATTGGTGCGTGAGTTTGCTCGTGCTGCTGATAGCTGGGATGCCGGCCGACATTTCCGCGCGGTCGAGAGCATCATTTCAGCGTCCTATAACGACACGGCGAACGCGACCTATCCGACTGCGCAGGCGATGCTGAAGGGGAAACAGGCGCGCGCTAATGTAGACGCCGCCCGCATTAGCTGGCTTGCTCGCGTGTCTGATTGGGTACAGAAGTTTGCCCAAGAGCGCGCACGTCAGATTGCGCGGGAATCTCAGCGCATTGTGACTGCCGCTATTGCCGACGCTGCAGCACTTGGTGAGGGTCAAGAGGGCGGCAAAAAGCGCATTCTAGAAAAGCTGTCTGGATCAATTGGTCGATCACGCGCTCGCACGATTGCCCGCACCGAGATAGGCGCGGCCCAAAACATGGCCCTGTCAGAGGCGGCGCAAGCATCGGGTATTGAATATGAGCTCACATGGTGCGCCGCTGAAGATGAGCGCACGCGGCCTAGTCATGCCGCTGCTGACGGCCAAACCCGACGAGAGGGTGAGGATTTTGATGTTGGTAGCGCCAGATTATCAAGGCCGGGAGATCCTAACGCTCCACCTGCGGAGTCAATCAATTGTCGCTGCACGTTACTAATCGAACCGGTGCTTAATGACGACGAAAGCGCCAATTTCTAGGCAATCCCCGTCATAAATAAGCCCGCTATTATTAGTGTATGGAATTACAACACCGCTTTGCACCGTTGACTGAGGCCCGCACGATTGAAGGCGTGATCGAGGGCTATGCGTCTGTTTTCGGCGTCGTCGATAGCCATGGCACGAGCGTCGAGAAAGGCGCATTTGCCCGCTCGCTTAACGACTGGAAGAAGCGCGGCGAGTCTCCTGGCCTCTACATGCAGCACGACATGTCAATGCCATTGGGAGTTTGGGAGGCGCTGTCTGAGGACGATAAGGGTCTTAAAGTCACGGGTCGATTGGCTAAATCCGGCTTTGGCGATCATACCGCTCAGCTCTTTGAGATGGGGGCAATCAGGGGCCTGTCAATCGGCTTTATCCCCCGCAAGTGGCGTGAAGACGGCAAGGTTATGCGGTTCGATGACGTCGACCTGATCGAGGTATCCATGGTGACGCGGCCATCTAATTCGAAGGCCAAGGCGTCGCTGAGGTCCGAAGAATTGCGCGCCCAGATCGTGACAGTGCGCGACTTCGAAGACGCATTGCAAGCCCATCTAGGTTTTAGCGCGCGGGCTGCAAAGTCTATCGCCACAACTGGTTTCAA